GCTTTAACGATAACCCACTTCGTGCCGCAATGATTGTCTTCCTCATGATGCAGGAGTCAGCCAATGTTCAGGATAATCCAGCCTAATACCTAGTACGCCGATCCCCACGGCGCGCCCTGCAAAATCCTCCGCGCTACCCACGAAGTCATCCACTACACCCGCAATGGTCGCACCTGCATCGCCAGCATGGGCCGCTTTCAGCATGAATTCGAGCCTCTGACCAAAGCACAGGTCGCGCGGATAGCCGAAGAAATCGAAACAGCAGAGCACATCGAAAAATTAAGGAGCATGAGACGTGATCGGAATACTCAAGCCGGTACCGGAATCGCAGTGGCCGGCACGATGCCACGACCCCAAGCGGAGCAACGCGTGGGCTAACTCTTATTTTCTGGTTCAGGAGTTTCAGGAAGACGACGGCGTCATCCGCCTGACGGTGAATACCACCAGCATTGGCAGCTCAGGTCGGTGGAAGGATGGCATCAGCTGGGATGCATTGCAGGAGATAAAGTCAGCCGTTGGCTATGGGGATCGGGATGCCGTGGAGATTTACCCGCGGGATTCTGATGTGGTGAACGTGGCGAACATGCGCCACCTGTGGATTACGCCGGAGCCGATTGCCTTCGCCTGGCGCAAGTAATTGAACGCTGCGCGCCCAGCGTGCGGCATGAGGAGAGAACGTGAAACCTTACGAATCGAAGAAATCACAGTTCACCAGAAACCTGATCCGGCGGCGCCACGCTGAATGGTCAGAAAAAACCTTCGGCAATGTCGGCCCCATCGGACCTCTGAAGCACCTTTCGAAAGAGGCGCTGGAAGCTGCTGCCGATCCTGCCGACCTAAGTGAATGGGCTGATATGCAGTTCCTGCTATGGGACGCGCAGCGGCGCGCTGGTATCACCGATGAGCAAATAACCGCGGCGCTGGAAGAAAAGCTAAAGGTGAATATGGCTCGCCAGTGGCCGGAGCCGAAAGACGGCGAGCCGCGCCTTCACATCAAACCATGACGCAACTCATAGCCAGTTATGAGCTGGCTATTGGGTGCGAAAGCACTGCTCCGTTATCCCTTTTGCCCTCCACTGTGAGGGCATTCTTTTTGAGAGTTCACCATGCATTCAAACCCCATGAACTGGCTCATCGCCGCGCTTATCGCACTGGGCGCTCTCATCTCATTTCTTCACGAACCGGAAGGTGTGCAATGGCTGCTTTTAATGTGGGCGCATTAGTCCAGAAGAAGACCGGCGGTATACATGGCGTGGTGGATAGCCAACTGGAGCCGGAAGGCGATCACCCGAAAGCCTGGGTGCGTTGGGATGACGGCAATTATTCAGTGCATCCGGAAAACGAATTACGCGCGGCCACGCCAGACGGTCCGCAGTTTTATAAATCGATGTCATAGGAGCGATCATGAGCGAAATTATTCAAATCGTGCCCAGCGAGTGGGTGACAGAAGACCTGCTTGTGAAAATGACAGGGCTACGCCCGGGAACGATAGCGCGGGCCCGTAAAAAAAGCTGGCTCTGCGGCAGGGAGTACGTCCATATGTCGCCTGACAGCATCCCAAAGGAAAACAGCGAGTGCTTGTATAACCACAAGGCGATCGACCAGTGGGTTGAGAGTCTGAAAAAGAAACAGCCAGGTGCGCGCCAATGAGGATCCGTTTATGCTTAGCGGGCTCTTGGACGTCAGGAGGGAACAATGGCTAAGTCAGCATACCCAACAGGCGTGGAGAACCACGGCGGTACGCTCCGCATATGGTTCATCTATAAAGGCAGCCGGGTGCGTGAAAGCATCGGTGTGCCGGATACACCAAAAAACAGAAAGGTCGCTGGCGAGCTGCGCGCGTCGGTGTGCTTCGCGATAAAGACCGGCAATTTCAATTATGCGGCCCAGTTCCCGGATTCACCGAACCTGAGAAGGTTTGGGGTGGAGAGCAAGGAGATCACCGTGCTCGAACTGGCTAATAAATGGCTGGAGCTGAAGCGCATGGAGATCAGCACCAATGCGATGTCACGCTATACATCTATAGTGCGCAATATGGTGCCAAGAATTGGCGGGGACAGGCTTGTTTCTGCGGTGACACAGGAAGACCTGCTGTTTATAAGGAAGGAATTGCTGACCGGTTATCACACGTTGAAAATCGGGCAGAAAACCCCTGTAAAAGGACGATCAGTCCGGACGGTCAACAACTACATGAAGACCATGAGCGGAATGTTTAAGTTCGCCGCTGATAGCGGTTATGTACGGGTGAATCCGTTCACCGGGATCGCCATGCTTAAGCGGTCACGATGCGAGCCTGACCCGCTGACGCGCGATGAGTTTGTCAGGTTGATTAACGCCTGCGCCCACCAGCAACTGAAAAACATGTGGTCTCTTGCCGTCTACACCGGCGTGCGCCACGGAGAACTTGTGTCGCTGGCCTGGGAAGATATCGACCTGAAAGCGGGTACGATGATGATCCGCCGTAACCACACGTTAACGAAGGAGTTCACCCTTCCGAAAACAGAGGCCGGGACGGACCGCATCATTAATCTTATTCAGCCGGCCATCGACGTGCTGAAGAGCCAGGCAGAACTGACACGCCTGGGTAAGCAGTATCAGGTTGAGGTGAAGCTGCGCGAGTATGGCCGTACCGATGTGCATCCTTGCACGTTCGTGTTCAACCCGCAGATCGCATCACGTAATGGCCGTGCCGGGCATCATTACGCAGTGGGGTCGATTAACCAGTCGTGGGAAGCGGCAATGCGGCGCGCCGGGATTCGCTATCGCAGAGCATACCAGTCCCGGCACACGTATGCATGCTGGTCGTTAGCTGCCGGTGCCAACCCGAACTTCATCGCGAAGCAAATGGGCCACACCGACGCGCAAATGGTTTACCGGGTGTACGGATCCTGGATGGCTGAAAATAACCAGGACCAGGTACTCATCCTCAACCAGAAATTGAGTGAGTTTGCCCCATCCATGCCCCACGCCGTGGGATCGGATGATTATTAA